CGATGTTCGTCAACATTCCCAACGGCAAGGAAAACGCGATCCAGATCATCCCCGTGGGTGACTTCCAGGCCAAGGACGAGCTGGAGAAGGTGAAGAACATCACCCGCAATGACGTGATCGCGGCATGGCGTATGAACCCAGCCCTGGCCGGGATCATCCCGGAAAACAGCGGGGGGTTTGGCGACATCGAGAAGATCGATCGCGTGTACACCAGCAACGAGATCAGGCCGATTTGCCAGCTGTTCAACCAGGTGAATGACACCCTACGCCGAGACAGGAGAATCAACTGGAAAAGTCTGGAAACGCCACAACAAACCACTGAATAGATACACAGTATTTAGTGATTACCATCGATGAGAAAGGCATAATGATGGCCATTAAACCCTGGGGAGGGAAACATGCGAATCTACTGCACAGCCTGCGATCACAAGGGACGAATCAGCTCACGAGAAGAGATCACCCGGGGCTATGTGAAACTGTACTGCCAATGCTTGGACGCGCAGTGCGGACACACGTGGGTGTCCGAACTGACGTTCAAACATTCCTTGCGGCCACCGACACAACGCCTGGAAACGCTCCTGTTCGAACGCATCAGGAACTTGCCAGCGGAACAGCAGCAGGAGCTATTCCTTCAAGTTGGTGCCTCGCAACACGTCTGACTGCGCCTGGCTCGCCCGCTCCTCGCTTCACACAATCCCCATCGATGCAGTGCCACAAGGGGGCACTGCTCAGCACCGTTCTTGGTTCCGACAGCAGAATGCCTGCAGCGCAGGCATATAAGCCGCCTGCACATTCTCGACTGACTCCCACAATTGTTGTGCGGCGGTACCCGCGTAGCGGCCGGTTGCCGGTCAAAACCATACCCAAAAATATCAGCTGCAACGCCCAACCCGGTCCGCGATCGCTGCCAGTGAAATTTGCAGTCCACCTCGGCGCGCCCAATTACCGCGTTGTGGTCGTTGGATCCCCGGCACAGCGTGCAGGGTATCCAGCATGGGTGCAGGGCACTGCCCTGCCGCTGGGCGGGCGCGCAGCCCGCGCTCCTGATAAAAAGCTGAGCGTAGCGAACTGAGCCCTTGGGCGAAGGCATCATCATGTACCCAACACACGGACCCTGTGGACACCTCGAAAATCTCTTTTCTATACCCTTCGGGGGTGCTGAGAGGGGTATAAAATTCCGTTTAATTCAAAAGCTTCCTGGATCGCCCGTGCGCACGCCGGCACCGCAGGAAAATGAAGAGAAAAACGGGGCGAGCGGGAGCGCGGTTATCCGCATGACGACGCATGCAGATGAGGTAAGTACAGCGGTAGGGTGTTTTTTCGACCACCAGGCGTAACCTGGCCTCGCAGGGGATGCGATTACTTCGTCGGGGTGTCTCTCTTGACCTGGACGTTGCGCAGTAGACGCGCCATGGACTCGTCCAAACCGCCTGGGCCTCTGTCGGGCTCCAGCGGAGGCTTTATCCCTCCAGGTGATCCGCCAGTAAGGATCGGCGTTTCGTATTGGCCATACGCATGAGCCGCCTTGCGCGCCTCACTCTTTTCCCAGTTGCTACGAGACTGCTGACGCCGGAACGCTTCCAGCGATGCCTTTTCTTGGCGTGCCGCACGTAGGCCGCTGACCTCACGAAGCTCTTTATCTCTACGCTTGAGTGCGGCCTTCTTGGCCCGATACCACAGGTAGCGTACGCCTAGGTCTGCGAAGAACTTCTCGGTGAATCGCACCAGGACGCGAGTGCGCACCAGGTTAAGCCCGGCCTCGTCCTTTTCGTCCAGCCGAACTTTCTCGATGCGCCGATAAACGTACCCGGCCAGGTCCAGGCTGTGCATAAGCCGATTTAGTGACGCCGGGGACATATCGCAATCTTCAGCGATACCGCATTGAGTGTTGAGGAAGTATTGCCCGCGCTCGACGTCAAGCCACCCCAATACCCCGGTGGCCAAGTCTAGGCGCAGGAGCATCTGCTCAGACGCCTTGGCCAAGGCTTCGAACTTCTCGGAGCGTGTGCGGCGACCGCCATGGATAGTGTCCAAGTCCCGCAGGTATTTACCGCGCAGATCTCCGATCTGCCGGAGCCGCGAGAAGGCCATCCGTAGCAGCGGATTTTTGAGCTGATGGCCCGTCAAGCGACGTGGAACTGAATATCGAGGCGCCCGGATAGGAGCATGCAGAGCCGCGTGAGGACTTTTCTTATCCCGATGGATTGCCACCGGCCGGCCATTACTGGTGCCGCCCTTACGGCTCTTGGCCGCACGTGATTGGATGTCCTTGTCCAGGGTAGTCACAGGAGCTAGTTCACCTGGGACAAGTGAAGCTTCTGGGACTGTTCGATGAGCACGCTTTCAGCACGCGCCCGAAGCTCGCTGCAACGGGCCTCGACCGAACGTAGGCGACCGACAAACTCAGGCAACTTGCCCAGGTCATCAGCATCGATACGACCGTCAGCCAGTATTTCACTGCCTAGCTCAACGGTACTGCCGAGGCGCGTCACCAGTTGGCCGAATGCCCCCAGCGGGTTGCCGTTGCCATCTAATTCAAGTGCTCCGGTAAGGCCGTGCCGGCTAGCCAACTCATTGATGCAGCTGTCCTTAAAGTCGCCGTCCAGCGTCTCGACCCACGATTCTTCCAACCAGGCCGGCAGGTCTACCTCGCCACTGAGCCAACGCCCAACACGGCGAAGCCAGGCGCCAGATGCTCTCAGGAACGACGCGGTATCATTGCCCACGGCGAGCGCAGTGAAGTCGGGAACATCCTTCAATGCAGCCTTAGCAGGGATCTGCCGATGCAAATTCACACTCAGGGACTGGGCGAAATCGTCCTGGCTGAAACAGGTGCGGGCAATCATCTCGGCGGCGTGCGCCACCAGCACTTGGTCTCGAGAAACGGGCCACTGTCGTGGATTGGACGTGGTCATGCAGCGCTACTGCTTTTAGCCTGCTTGGCGTCTTGGTCATCAGCAACGTGTGAGGGAAACGGACGCACCTCTTGAGCGACGCAAACGCCGTCTGCGGCCACCGTCACCTCAATATTCCGGCGCATCTTCAACGCTTTGGCAATGGACGCAGGCTTAACACCTAAAGCACGCGCAACCCTGGCCTGGCCAACCCTCTTGACGAAGTCACACAACGAGATTTTTTCCACGACATACACCCCAGGTGTCTATGAACGCAGAATATTAGCCGACGGCTACCCAATACACAACAATTAATTAGCCGCCGGTTTAACAAATATCAAGAAATAGGAAGCCTACGGCTAACACAATAATATTAGCCTGCGGCTTATAATCAGCTCATGACGAACTCAAAAAAACCATTGTCCGAAGCCCTTTTGGCCGAGTGCAAAGCCGCTCACAATCTTTTTCTAGCGAAAAAGAACGCCCTTAAACTCACTCAAAAAAAGATCGCAGATGCGGCTGGAATCACTCCTGTTTCCGTCAACCAGTACCTGAAGGGCACGAACCCACTAAATGCTCGGTTTGCTGCGGTATTGGCGAAGGTGCTCCAGGAACCCATTGAGAGTTTCAGCCCGCGTTTGGCCGCTGAAATTGCGGACATGGCGAACGTCAGCCCAATGATCCAGCCTCATAGGCACGCATCGGAATATCCGTTGGTGAGTTGGATTGACGCTGGGCGCGGGCTTGAGTCGTCAGGCTGCTATCCAACCGGAATCTCAGACGAGTGGCTGAGCTCCACGGAGAACGCAGGTCCTAAAGGCTATTGGTTACGCGTCAAGGGCAAGTCGATGACGTCGGATACGCCGCCCACCTTCCCCCAGGGAACACCGATCCTGGTTTGCCCAGAAGGCTTTGATGTCATCAGTGGCAAGTTCTACGTCGCGCGGAACCTTGTCAGCGGCGAAACCACATTCAAGCAATACGTACTTGACGCCGGCGTGGGGTACCTGGTGCCGTTGAATCCCAATTATCAGCCCGTAGTGCTGGATGACAGTTGGGAAATTATCGGTCGGGCAATCGACGCTAAAATCACCGGTATGTGACGCACGCCTTTGCCCTGACCAGGATCGGCACTTATCGGCCTCCCGCAGCCTTTCTTGCCGGCACTGTCTCTACATCCAGAGGCGCGGTACCCGGGGGAGCGCTATGCACCACAATGTGCCCCTGGCCGATCTTGAAGTTCTTCACCACGGCGATGCATACGTTCCATGCCTCCTTGGCCACGCTGTCGCCGGACTCCACCACGTTCCCTTGGTCATCGATGATCGCGAGGCGCGCCGGCCGGCCATCCGCGGTTTTAAACTGATAACCGCTGGTTACGTTGGCACTAATGCGGCCATGCTCTAGGGCGCCTGTTGTAGGAATACCAATCATGCGTGCGCCCCTTGGTCCGTCGTGGTGTCAGTGTATTTGTGGAAGATAAGTGCGATGGTATTCGCATGAGAAGCGCGATCATTTTGAGCGCGTTCTATAGCGCCCCAATTTTCGGAACTGATGGCGGTATCGATGTCGCCGTTGGCGGTTCTCCAACCGACAAGACCGTTAGCAAGCAATCGCTTATCAAGTTCGGAAATGCTGATCGTCAGTGTCTGCACTACATTGTCCTTGAGCATGTCTCACCGGTCCCTGCGATAGGTAGCAATGAACTCCTGCACACAAGCAGACAGCAACTCGTAGGCTTGGTCACGGTCGCTGGGCAAGCGGAGAGGCAAGGTAATTCCTACGCTATCTAGCTCGAAATGAAAAACCGTACGCGCCGGATCGCTTGCACTGGGCCGAAGCATCAACCATAGGTTTTCGATTCGCTCGACAGACAACTCATAGGTGCCCCGCTGCTGCCCTATCGCCTGGCGCAGAGTCAATTCCAAGTCGCTGATCAACAGATACTCGTCAACTTCCGGCACCGTGCTGACGCTCACGCCATTTAGCAGATCTTCCAAAAACCTGATCGCACGCGGCCCGGTGTCCTCCCGAACAGCCAGAGTAATGGAATTGTTGCTTTCACCTATCTCAACGCGCATCGACACCGCACGCTCGCACTGTTCAATCGCTACGATGGCGGTTGTACAGATCTCACCGTTGTAGTCGATGAGCGCATGAGAGAACACGCCGTTTTGGGTGATCTGCTGGGACAGCAGTGCCCTGGCAGAGGTAGGAAGCTGAAAGATCATGGGGGAATATCTCCGTTGCGGTCAGGCAGCGCAAATGGCTGCCATGAACTGACGAAGATAAAATTAGCCTACAGCTTATTTTTTATCAAGCCGCAGACTAATTTATTTAAGAAAAAATTAGCCATATGCTATTCGTGAAAAGTGTTGATTTGTCCAACGCAGGTGAGCTGCGCCAGTTTCTAGGTGCGTCACCCTCACGCTTTCCTCCATATCCAACTGATCCAGAAACGTGTCCCAATCTTGCAGGCTTTCACCCGGCTGCAGCGTGATGACCGTCTGCCGTCTGTCCTGGGCGCTAGAGCTGTTTATCTGGCGATGGATACGAAGAATCAGACTATCGTACGGGCTGTACAACTGGCAGACGACACCAGGTGAGGTTTGATTCGGCATGAGGGCTCCTTGCATATACTGTATAAACAACCAGTATAACCGATCTATTACAGGTGTAACATTTGACCTACTCCCAGTCCTCACTCGCCACCCAGTCCCCTTTCTTGCGATCTATCCGCAGCAGCCGGTGCTGCCCAGTGCGAGAGAAAAGTTGCACGTCTACGAATTTGCCATCACCGTCATCCGTGTCCATGCCGCGCATGTAGATCACGATCCGGTTAAATGTGTCCATAACCAACTGCCGGACCTTCTCCCGGGCGCTGTAGTCCCCTTCCGCGACCTGAGCCGCCAGTTCCACCCATCGTTCAGCTTGTGCAGGCCGCACCGCCCCAGATGTAGCAAGAGCCTGATGTTCCAACTGAGCAACCTTCTTTTCAGCGGCCACCTGCTGTTCCTCCAACTCCCGAGCTTTGCGAACAAACGCCAACGGCGCTGCACCGCTCTCGTCCGCCAGGAGCGCGTCCGTCACTTTGGAAAGCTGAGTAACGATCTTGGCAGCAGCAGCACGGGCAGCAACCAGCTGCTTCTGAACTGTCTGGCCAGCATCACCGGCCTGCATCAGCCTGGTTAGATTGATCTGGTCAGAGCAGAAGCTGAGTAAGGCACGTTCCACCGGCGCGACACTGCAACTGGCCCCGGACCTACACCCGCCGTTTTTACTGTAAGCCGTACAGTGCAAACGGCGATGTCCATCCGAAATACTGCCGTCAGCACGGCGACGGTTCATGATGTTCTGCGCCACGACTGCTGTACCACAATAGCCGCATTGCGCCAGTCCGATGCCGGTGATGATGCCCGGGATCTCGCCAGCACCGCGGCGGCGGAAACGTTGGCTTGCCAGATGCTGCAGTTCGGCCCATTCGGTATCGGACAGAATCGCCGGGTAGTAGCCTTCCAGTTCGTAGTCTTCACCATCAACAGTCAGGCGCTTCACGCCCCGCAACGCTGGCTGTTTGATCATCCGGTAGATCTGCAGGCCGGAGATTCCCCAGGTGGTCAGCCTGAATCCTTCCTCATGCATGACGTTTGCAGCGCGGCCCGCGCCAAGCCCCTGACTGTACAAATCAAGTGCTCGCTTCACAGCAGCAACACGCTCGGGGATTAGTTCCCACCCTTCGCTGGTCAGCTCTAACCACTGCGGGTCTTTGCCGTTGCGTACGAGTCCGCGATATGTTCCAGCAATCCAGCCTTCACACTGACGGCGGATGGCCGCTTTAACGCGCTTGCTCTTTGTGTCCGACTCTTCATGGGCACGAATCATTACCAGGAGCGAGTAGACCAAGTCCATGGGCTGTGCTTTCAAGCTGGCACGGTTGTACTCACGCCCATCACTAGCTGTAACCACCGTTACCCCGCCATTGATGATCTGGGCCATTTGGGCCTGTGCTAGAAGCGGCTCCGCTCGACTCAATCGATCAAGTCCTTCAACAACAAGCACTGACCCGTTAGGAATACGCCCTTCATCTATGGCACGAAGAAAAGTCCCCAAAGCTCCCTGTTTCACATGATTTTCGTGATAAGCAGACAGCCCTTCATCTTTAAGCGTAAGGGACGCGTCCAACCCCATACCGCATTTCGTTGCCCAAGCTGCAGCATATGCGAGCTGACGATCCGCGCTACTGCCAGAAGCTTGGCGTGGATCTGAAAAACGAAGGTAGCTAAAAACTCGAGCGCCATTAGTTGCTTTCACGCTCACTTTCTTTTCTTAGTTTCAGATTTAAAAACACCCTTCAACTTCTCAAAAGAAGTATGCATAGAACCCATAGCCTCAATCATGTAGTTAAAATCATTGGCATTTACGTCTTTCAGATCGGGCCATTTAATCTCTAAAGACATAGCTCTTAACAATTCATTTTTAGCTAGATTAGCCCCTTCATCATCATCTCCAAACTCTAGCGCCGCGAAATACAGAAGCAAGTATCTATTGAAAAATGATTGAACTCGCATATATGCCATTGACGAATCAACAAAGCTTCTATACTGCTTTAAAAACCACGCTGCCAAAAACTCTATAATTACAAACGCAATTGATGTGGAGATCATTCCAGCAATGACCAACCCGTCAAACTCGACAAAATGCCCCCAAATTTGCCAGACAACGATCGAACCAATATAAAAATACAAACCACGTCTTAAATAAGTAGTCCCTTTATCAAGAAGCTTGGAAGCCTTACTTTCGGCAAGCTTTATATGCCCCCCAAGGTACTCAATAATCTCAGATATGCAAAATTCAAATTCTGTACTACCTCCCAAGATCTGCCTAGGAAAGTCTTCAACCTTCTCTCCCTCATCAACTTTGACCTTTAATTCCTCAGTCCGCCTACCAATACCAACGTTGACTATATTCCCTTTGATAGATGTTACTGTCTCTGACTTTTCAGACCGCTGGATAAATGAATTGTCGATTTCAAGAAAGGTATCATCCAGAGATCTCTTCTGCTGAGGCAAAAGTATGATCACAAAACCTAAAACAAAAGCACTAATTAGTGCCCCTACAGAATACCAGCTACTTATCAATCTCTCAAACACGCCAGGCATAGTGAGATTTACCAAAACAAAGGCGAGCACCACCACTAGCACAAAAACCATAGCGGCCTTTACTCTCAACAAAAAGGACTCGCTATCTTTCGCTTGTTGTATCTCCGATGCCTTACTGGCCAGTTCTATACGGTGATATAAATCCTCTATCCTTTTTTTACTTTCCTCATCTTCCCTTCTGAGGTTTTCGATACGCTGTTCTAACGCATCAATTAAATTATCTTCAGGATTGACATTTTCATCAACTTCAACGAACGATTCATCACCGCTATTCATTGACCGATCCGTATTATTTATCTCGTTCACTCTTCATTCCTTGATAATGATTATCAGTACATCTTTTGCACAAAATTTGATCAACGTATAGAATCGCGCGCCTCGAATTTTACCCAGGGCAAGCCCTGCAGGCAGTGAGTATATGAGCAACAACCCACGTGTAGGGTTTATATCGCTAGGGTGCCCGAAGGCGCTCGTCGATTCCGAGCGCATCCTCACGCAACTGCGTATGGAAGGCTATGACGTCGTGTCCACTTACCAGGACGCCGACGTGGTGGTGGTTAACACCTGCGGCTTTATCGACTCGGCCAAGGCAGAGTCCCTGGAAGTGATCGGCGAAGCCATCAAGGAAAACGGCAAGGTCATCGTGACCGGCTGCATGGGTGTGGAAGAAGGCAATATCCGCAACGTGCACCCCAGCGTACTGGCCGTGACCGGCCCGCAGCAGTACGAGCAGGTGGTCAATGCCGTGCACGACGTGGTGCCGCCGCGCCAGGATCACAACCCGCTGATCGACCTGGTACCGCCTCAAGGCATCAAGCTGACCCCGCGTCACTATGCGTACCTGAAGATTTCCGAAGGCTGCAACCACAGCTGCAGCTTCTGCATCATCCCGTCGATGCGCGGCAAGCTGGTCAGCCGCCCGGTGGGTGACGTACTTGACGAGGCCCAGCGCCTGGTCAAATCCGGCGTCAAGGAGCTGCTGGTGATCTCCCAGGACACCAGCGCCTACGGCGTCGACGTGAAATACCGCACTGGCTTCTGGAACGGCGCGCCGGTGAAAACCCGCATGACCGAACTCTGCGAAGCCCTCAGCAGCCTCGGCGTGTGGGTGCGCCTGCACTACGTCT